ATTCTCTCCGATATTGAACTTGCTGCAAACAAACCCCTTGAAGTTCAGATCTTAAAACCTGGAAGATTTAAACATCCATGGTGGGGAGTTTTGCGCTTTGATGATGCTTTCTTCAGAAATATTATTAAGAATTTTGACACCGATATTCCTCAAGAGAAGATTGCTTTTGACTTTAGTCATAGGCCAGAACTTGGAGCGGCAGCTTGGGTTGACAAGCTTTTCACTAAGCCAGAAGGTTTATTTTCTCTCGTGGAACTAACGGATGAAGGGAAGAAAGCCATCAAAGGTGGACAGTTTAAGTATTTCTCTGCTGAATATGCGGATGATTTTACTGTAACTGAATTTGAGGACGAGATCGATGAGGAAGGACATGTAAGAGAAAAAGAGATCAAGTTTAATTATGGTCCTACCCTCATAGGAGGTGGACTTACCAACCGACCGTTTCTTAAGGGGATGAAGCCAGTTTCTCTTAGTGAAGATGGAACGGCTATTGAGATGGAAGAGATCAGTGACGATGAACTATTTAACCAAATGTCAGAGGAGGTGAAAGAGAAGATGAAAAAGACTTTAGATGAGTTGAAACTGGAACAAGGTAAACTCACTAAGCAACTCGAAGAGCTGACCGCCACCAAGAAAGAAGACGCCGAGACCAAAACAAAAATCGGAGGTCTTGAGGTGCAGTTAGAGGAAATCAAAGTCGAGATGAAAAAGCTTTCTGATACCAAGACCACTGGCGATGCTGATAAGGCAAAAAAAGAGCTTGCCGATAAGGAAAAGGCTCTGGGCGAGGCCAATCAGAAGTTAGTGGAAAGGGATGCTGAGCTCAAGAGATTGAGTGAAGATATAAAATCCCTTACGGGATCGGTCAAAGGGCTGATGGATTCCAACAAGGAACTTCAGGAAGCTAGATTCAAAGCTCTAACTGAAAAGCGTCTTCAGGAATTTAAGATGTTGGGAGTATTTCCTTCGACTCTTAAGATCGTCGAACCAATTCTCTTATCTCCAGAAGCAAAGACTTTTACAGTCAAGCTTTCGGAGGGAGAAGGAGAAGCGAAAAAGGAAACGCTCAAGACCCTGGCGGATGTTCTCTTTGATGTCTTTACTTCTATCCCGGCCGATCATCGGTTCAGTGTAGAAGAATTGAGTGAGTCTGTTGTTGGCCCTTCCGGAGGAACGAAAGAACTTTCGGTGGAAGATGTGGAAAAATTTGCCAAGGACAATACTCTTTCCTATGACGATGCCTTGATTGAACTTTCAAGGCAGGGAAAAATCACGTAGCCAAGTTGGAATTCTAACCTTTTAAATGTAATTAATTACTTATCAAATTTTTTTCTAAAGGAGGTGTAACTAATATGGCATTGCCCACTGAAACAACTGGTTTTACATTTGGTTGGAGTCCTAATGATTTCGTCCAAAATTTCGTTTGTTACGGCGGTGACGCTAGGGGAGGAGCAGATAAGGGAGCCAACGAAGGGAAACTTTCCATTCTGGAAGGAGATGTTGTCTGTCTTTATACCTCTACCTTTCGTGCTGTTCAGCCATACGACGGAGACGCTGGTACTACGACTCCGATGATTGGAGTTGCCTTGGCAGATGCGAAACTTGGCGAATTGGTTCCTGTCGCTTGCGGCCCCATTGTCAAGTGTCTGGTTGGAACCACTACTGTCACGGTCGGAAATAAGGTTGGTATTTCGGAAGTCGCCGGCGAAGACGGAGCAATCATCCCTGTGACTCCTACTGGTGGCGGGACTCTTACTGCAATGCTGGGAATTGCCCTTGCTACAGGTCAAGTTGATGACATCATTCCTGTATTGATGAAGGGTCCGGGATTTTGTTATACAGGTTAATTCTAGCCAAAACGATGAGGAGGTGATACACGCATGTATAACGTACAGAAAGGAAATGTTAGAGACGACAAGTTCCTTACCGGATTGGCGGTTCGTTATGCAAACAATGAATTTGTTGGAACACAGTTCTTGCCAGAATATGGCGTCCAGAAGGAGTCTGACAAATACCGCATTTTCCGTAAGGACGGTTTCTACAAAGGCGCTCCGAAAAAAGCTGATGGAGCAATCACTGAAGAGGCGTCCCTGAGTTACGATGAGGGAACGTATAGCACTTACGAAAGAGCTATTAAAGACATCGTAACCGATAGAGCAGTACAGAATGCTGATGCTCCTGTTCGCCCCAAAGTGGATACAACGAACTTTTTAACCGAAAAAATCCTGCTTTCTGAAGAGATTGATATTTGGGCCTTGATCCTTGGAACTTCTGGCCTGGAAAATTCAGGATATTACAGCGATCTGACATCCACCACCGCTTGGATTGGTGGAACAAATCCTGATATCTTGAGTGACCTTTCGGATGCCATCGTGCTTATTTCTAAGGCGATTGGAAAGCGTCCGAACAAGATTGCTTTTACTACCGAAGTGTCAGAAGCAATCGTGCAGGATTCGGTCATTCGTGAAATTCTCAAGTACCATACAACCAACATGATCACTGGAAATGGACTCCCGGCCACTCTGCGAAACATGCAGGTGATTCTGGCTGACGGTCTGTGGAACAGCGCGGATGAGGGGCAGACTGCGGCTTACGAGTATATCGTTAAGTACCGAGTCGCCATTGCGTATGCCAGCCCTGGTGATAATTTGACTCTTGGCCGAACTTTTGTGAGTAGGGGTTTTAAGGTTGTTCGCTGGAGAGATGATGATCGTGAAGGCGAGTTCATCAAAGTGAACAAAGTCTATAGTCCCAAGATCACAAATGTGGATGCGGCTTATATGTATAAGAGAGTCCACACCGGAACGTCTGACGACGATTAATTCTAGACAGAGCCCCCGCCTGGGGTTTGGGCTTTTTATACTCCCAATTAAATCTGTATATAGAATGTAGGAGGATATCATGGGCGACACGAGATACTTGTGGGGAAGATCCAAGATGAATAAGATTTATGTCTTGGATTACATTGATTTTAAGCCTCAAGCAAGTGCTCCTACCGCTAGTTCTGGACGTATGTATATGGATGACAAGTATGTCATTCAGGTATGTGCTGATGGAACAACTTGGGCTTCTCTCTGGCACATGGTTAATACAGCGAATCCTCCGTGGATTAGGAGAGGAGCGTTGTATTTACATGCTGCGGATTCTAATGGTCTTAGCAAGCTCAAGATCTGCGAAGATGGAAGCACTTACAGAACAGTGACCACCGGATAATTCATATCTCAGAAGGAGAGTATCATGAAGGTCATAGTAATTAAACCTAACTTGAAATACAGAGTACCTGAATTGAATAAGGGAAGATCATTTATGCCAAAGGTTGGACAAATAATTGATCTTCCCATCCCAATAGTCAAAAAGGAACTCAAATCAAGAAATGTCAGAAGACCTCTGGAAGAAGAAATTACAGAAATTAAGGCTAAAAAAGAAAAGAAATTGAAAAGGACGATTGTAGCCGATGAGTGATAGGATCTATTGTGATCTCGATGATGTAAAAAGGCTCTTACGCTCTGTTGGTGTCAGAGAGTCCAAAGTAAGATTTTCTTCTGCCTATAAAGAATTAAAAGCTGATTCAGGAAACGCGGGGACCATTGTTCTTAGCGGTGTTACTTTTGAAAGTTGTTTTGCAGATCATGAGATGTACACTTTCACATTTACCGATTCTACTTCCTTTTCGGTTGTTGGAGATGTTGTTGGTTCTTTAGGGAGTGGAACAGTAAGAGCTAAGTTCACTTCTACTGATCGATTTTCTGTTCCTCTTGCCAACTGGTCCGGTTCGGCAAATGCTGGCGATAAATGGTATATAACAGCAAATTCTGACGTCAGCGACGATGATGGCGATGATTTCATAGACGATGTTTGTGGAAAAATCAATTCTAGTCTTGAAGCGAGATATGGATCATTAGCAAGCGTTCCTTTTATTGCTGATCTTTCTGTAACTATTCCAGATGCAATAAAGTATGCCTGTATTCGTCTTTCTGCTTATGAGATTTTTAATTCAGTATTTGCCGGAATAGGAGAAGGAGATTCTCCAGTGGCACATTGGAGAGACGATGCAGAAAAAGCTCTCAATGGATATCTAGATAGTCATGGCAAAGGGCCAATTTGGAGATCAAGAGAAATAATGATTACAAAAATTGGCATAACTGGAGTTGGAGAGGGAGTTGTGGATATCGATGAACTAACAGGCGATGAAGCCAAGGATTATAGTCGATAATGTTTACTTTTTCTGTCGAAATGGTTGGTCATAAGCAATTAATTCTAGCTTTGCGAGGGCTTTTAGAACCGAGGTTTCCGGAAAGCATGTGGGATATAACCCGAACAAGACTTGAAAAGTTTATGAGGGCTAGAGTAAGACATATTACTAACTACAGAACAAGACCTTCTACGTATAAATGGAGACAAAGCATGTCCAAACATGGACATTCCGTGGAAGCTCATATTGGAACTCTTTCTCCAGTCCTCCGAAGTGATCGCGTAGGGAGAAGAACAGGAACTTTCTTAAATGATGTAAGAGAGAGTCAGCCTCCAGGAGTTAGTTTAAAAATAGGTCTAAGTCCCAAAGATGGAGTTACAAATGGAGTTCTTGTGTATGAAATTGTTCCTTCAGCTTTTGCAAGAGTGAGGGGACAAGGTTATCCGATCCGATTTAATAAATATCTCATAGAAAGAAGTATTGTTCCTGAAGAAGGTATTTTGGGAATGGATTCTTCGGAAGAAGAAGCATTATTGGATACTCTTGAAAATTCTGTCGCTGATGTTCTTATGAGTAGGTGGTAAAGTAAATGGCAACTATTAATTTCAGGGGAGAAAATAATCATTTCACAAATGCAGTTCTTAATTGCATTGAAGTTCTGAAAAAGTTTCCTACTGAATCCGGAAGACAGATTAGACAATATTATGAAGAGGATCCCGCTGTTCCCATAACTCCTTCGTTTGTTGTTTTAGTAGCATCGTCAAAAGATGAAATGAGATCATCTCAGAATCTAACACAAATTCGATATACAATTCATATCGGATTGGAAGTTTGGTACTATCATGCTGATCTCACGGAAGAAACGAAGAGAAATGAAATTACTTATGTTCTTTGGGAAGTGAGTGAGCTTCTCAAGAAAAATATAACTCTGAATGGCTTTGTCCCCAAACTTGGTATTCAGATTACCGGAACGAGATTTGTTGCTCAAGCTAGAGGAAGTGCAGTTTTAGCTGGTGGGGTCATTAGTCTTCTGGCGAGAAAACTGCATACTACGACTGTAACTTCATGAATTTTATTTTTAGGGAAAAGGAGGTGGGAATCAGATGACACTATATACTGGACCTGCTGTAGGAGCAAAAGCACAGATTGGCTTTGCCGAAGAAGGCGCTTGGGGATGCCAGAATCAGACACCAACGACTTTTGTCGAAATGACAAATGAATCAATTGTATCTGATATTGGAAGTCTTGTTTCAGGCGCTTTACGTGCAGACAGGGCAGTCCACAAGAGAGTTGGAGGAGTAGAAGCTGCTGGTGGAGATGTGAATTTTGAAGTATCTCCTCGTGGATTTGAGACATGGTTCAAACATGCGCTTGGAGAAGTGGTAACTACGAGAGTAGATACAGCCTTTATTATTGAATGCACAAATCCAGATGAGACGAGTGCCGTTTTAACGATTACCCATACAGAGGGAGAAGCGACTGCATTAGTGGTTACAATGGCTGTTGGTGCAACGCTCACTTTGGATTTGACCAATGCAAGCTATGATACTCTGGGCGAAGTAATGGCCGCTATTAATGCTCATGCAAATTTGGCTGCCTGGAGTCCCTATCAAGCTACCCAAGGAGTATGGCAAACAACTCTCCATGCCAGTGACTACAACGCTGCTTCTGCAAATAGCAATGTGCTGGAAGCTACAGCTAACATTGAACTTTTAAGATCCCCCAATCGAAGATGGACTATCGGCTGTTCGTGGAATATTCATTCTCATCAAATTCAATGTGCAACTGATTTACCTAAAGGAATGAGTGTTGAGGTCGGAAGAGATGTGGCTGCATTCCTATATGCGGGAATGAAAGTCAATACTCTGGAACTCAATGCGACTCCTGGTGAGTTTTTCACTGGAACATTTGGTCTTATGGGCAAGGGTGGTACGACTGCGGATACTCCGGCTGCTGCTTCGGCTAATACTGGAAATGCAAAGAATGCTTTCAAGATCAGATATACTGGAACTGGAGCTACTGCCACTCTGCAAATTGATTCCAGCAATTATCTCATTGTGCTTGAAATCGACGGTACATCAGAAGATATCGTTCACAATATAAACATGCCTTATGTCGATCCTGAGACGGGAGTAGTCACCTGTGTCAATAGGATAGGAGGATTGGTTGGATACCTTAATAGCCAAACTTTCCTCGATGTTCAACTTGGTGACTATGTTGATCCCTATGCATTGAGCATTAATCTGAATCACTATTTAGCAACGGATATAACCTCAACTGACTATACATGGTTCAACTTTGAATTCACTGATACAAAGGCTCTTCCAGTTCTTTGGGGAGATTATACAGGTACGGATTCAGGGGATTCAACTATCTTTTATGTCAAGGTAGTCACTGGAGGTGCTCCGGGAACCGCCACGATTCAATTCAAGATTCATGGCGGAGCTTATGGAAATACGGTAACGACATCTGCCTCGGTTCCGAGTGAAATTCGATACGGTAGCAATGTTGATTCAGGGTATACAGTGTTCTTCCCTGATAATACAGAGCTTGTGGCCGGTGACGTTTGGACTTTTGAAACCATTAGACCTGCATCTGATGCTACGTATTCAGATGTTGATCCCTATTCGGGTTATGAAGGTGCGCTTACCATTGATGATGAAGTTACGGCTATCATGGGATGGACTTGTACCTTGAATAATAACCTGTTTGGAGATAAGTATCATTTGGGTGATAGAACAAGGGCCAAATTACCTGAGCAGAAAAGAAACGTTGAAGGAACAATTACTGCTGAATTTGACAATTTGGATCTGTATAGGAAGTTTCTTAACGGGACTCAGGGCGACTTGCAGATGATCTTCACCTCATCTACCTACATTTCAACCACTGCATTAGGAAACTCTGCTTCTCAGTACAGTCTGACGATAAGACAGCCAGAAATTGAGTTTGATGGAGAAACTCCTACTGCTTCTGACGAAGGGATCATAACGACTGATATGCCGTACATTGCATTGTGGGACGACACGAATGATATTCCGGAACTCCGGATAACCATCGTTTCCAATGTGGCATATATTTAAGATTTCCCGTGCATGACCTTACCGATGCTGCGGTGCCTGCAACTTGAGAGGAAGGAATTTAAAAACCTTCCTCTCCCTTCCTTTAAATTCAATCAAGGTAAGACTGTGGTAAGAGAGCTTTTCTATGTGTTCTGGGCACCATATATCTACGTTATTCACTTTTTCGGTGTTTTGAGGAAGTTTTGTTTTTGGCTATTTTTCATGAGAGGCTTTAACAGTGTCTTAATTTATAGGCTTTTAGTTTTTTTCCGGGCAAAACAGTATTCACTTCTTAAAGACTTAGTTACTTTTTATTTGAAGGAGGACGAAAGGATGGCTAAAATATTTGGTTTAAGGTCAGATCAAGTCCATGATTATACTCCTAAGGGACAAGAAGATGTTCCTAAGGAAGAACAACTTTCTTTTCAGGTAAGATTTCTCGATGTAAAACTCACCGCCGATATCACCGATCAAGTCTATACGGCAAAAGGATTCGGAAATAAACGGGAAGAACTTCTGAGAGCTGGAAGTCAAGAGCTGAAAATTCTCCGCAGAGGAATTGTTGGGTGGACAAATTTCACCTATGATGATGGAACGGCTATAGAATGGGAGGAAATTCCTAGGTCAAGCACCCAAAAGCAAACGGAAGTAATGGACAGAAATCTTAACAAGATTCCTCCGGAGATCAGAGGGGAAATTGCAGATTATGTCAGGGGAGTGAGTACAGCAGACCAGGACTGATTGAAGAGTTACGTCTCGCTGTGAGATGGGGCGTAGCTACGAGGTATCTCAAAGATCCTGCTACTTGGGATTGTGATTATTGTTCTGAGCATGAAGCCATTAGAGAAGCTCGGAATTGTGATTGGGAAAAACCTGGAGAATGTAAAGTCTGTGGCCTTATTCCTTTTAAGGATATTTCTAGGGATTCAAAAAATGGCCGTTTCTTATGTCCTTCTTGTGATCAACGGATAACTTTTGGTAAATCTGAATTTCTCCTTGGAAGAACGTACAGAGCTCCAGGTTGCCCCAAGTCACATATAACGCCTAGAGCAATTCTTTTGCTTCAACTTGTAGAGTGGTCAGATACTACAGGAAAATTGCCAACGGCTCAAACCCTATTTGATGAAAGTGCGCTTTTTTTTGAAATAAGAAGTTTTATAGTGTCCGAAAAAAATGTTGCTGAACTAGAAATGGAACCTAAAGAAAAAACTTCTATTAAAAGAAAAGGAAGTAAATAATGGCAGAAACTTCTAGGGAGCTTAAGCTTATTCTTCGATTGCTTCGGGATAAAAAAAGCAATACTGAAATTAAGAAGCTTGAAGAACAGATTACGGAGATACATAAAAAGTTAGCCAAAACTCCTTCTTTTGGATCTAAGTTAAGAGGAGATGTTGACAAAACCTCTACATCTATTAATAAGCTCAGGGGAGTTATAGATAAAACTGCCATTAGTCTTGGGGGATTAGGTCAAGCTGCTGGCAAAATAGACCTTCGCGGACTTGCTGAAAGAGCTGCCACTAGCCTTGGAAAGCTCATAGAACATACTCGTCGTGCTAAAGGCGAAATGGGAAGGTGGGCAAAGGAGGCTCCGGAGGAGATTTCAAAAATATCGGCCGCTCTAGATCCAGCCACCAATGCTATGCTTGAAATGGCGAATGTAGCAACCAGAGTAGAGCGTCATTCAACTTCTCTCGCCGGACATGTTAATAATCTCAGAACAGAATTTTACAGTTTAAGAGCTCCTGTTGCGGAAGCAAGCGGTCTTTTGGATATTTTTGGCAAGAATATCCTTGAGGCTGAATCTCCAATTCCTCTCTTTGTTAAAGAACTTACCAGATTAGAAATAAAGTTGCGAGATGTTCAAGCTCTAGGGCAACTTAAGAGAATCTTTTCTTTTGAACAAGATATTCAAACTATTAAAATTTTTCAACAAGAAGTTGAAAATCTGCGATTACGTTTAGCTCAACTTTCTCAGCAAGGGTTTTCTCCTAAGACTGTAGGAGTAACCCAAGACATGATTGTAGCCTTTAAAAAAGCTGAGTCTGAAGTTAGAAAACTCGCGACTGCCTTTGAAACTCTTCCTGATCAGATTCAGCAGTTAAAAAAGCTAGAATTAGGCATTAATCAAATTAAATCTTCAACAGAATTTGCTTCAGAGAAACTCAAGGCTCTAGCTGTTCGCTTTCAGGAAGCCGGAACAGTAGGAGTTCCAGAACTTGATAAACTTATTAACAAATATTTGCAACTCAGAACGGAGGTAACTTCTAGTTTAAAGAATATCGGAGTAGCTTATGCTGACCTAATCTATTATCCTAGCACCTTTGCCCAAGCTCACCAAAAAGCAACAGAACAGATTCAAGGCCAAACTTCTAAAACAGAAGCTACGATAAATCAGTTAAGGACAACGTATGACACTTCTATGAAGCAAATGATTCAGAATACTCTTGCTTTATCCCAGACATCAGTAGATACTTTCCATAAACAACAACAAGATTTAACTGCTCAAGTTGAACTTACTGGTAAACTTCGTGGAAGTCTAGAGAGTCTATTGGGACAATATAGACAACTCAGAGCAGGACTTCAGTTATTTGGCAAAGAATGGAAGACGACCGCTATGGCGGGAGAGCTGCAAGAAAGTGTTCTTAAGAAGATTATGGCTCTCCAAGGCCAACTTCCTGCTCAATATCAACGTTTATCATCTAGTATTCAAGCTTGGATTACTCAACAGTTCAGAGCAGTTTCTGATACTGAATTACTGGATAAAACTGTTAAGCAATTAGAAATTGATCTCTCAATGCTTGCACAGAGAGAACAAGTCTTAATTTCTGCAAATGAATATCTTGCAAATTCAGAAACCATTCTGTCTAAAAGAGTTGATCTTGCAAGAGAATCTACGAAGCGCTATGCAGACACCATTATTCTGCTTACTGAAATGCTCCAAAGAATGAAATCTGTTTCTGGAGCAAGTGAAGCAGAAATGCAAAGAATAAGAAAATCCTTAGAACAATTATCTTATCAGGCAACTGGAGCAGGGGCTAATCTCCAGAATCTAAGTAATAATTTAGATCAAGTTAGAAGAAGAGGAGCGGATACAGCTAGAGCTCTAGAGCGCGTGACTGCTCGTGGTTTTGCCAATATGATTGTGAGTCAAGCTGCATGGATGGCTGGATTTCAAGTCATTTTTGGAACTCTAGATAAATTTAAAAAGGCATTAGGCGCAACTGTTGAAACACAAGAAGCTGTTGTTCGCGCCATGAGAACCGCCAGGAGTGAAACAAAGTCTTACATTGATGTATATAGACTTTATGCTCAAGCTATAACGGAAGCTAGGGCTGAAACCGGAGCTGCAATAGCTGATCTTGGAGAAATCCTATATCAATTAGGTTCTGCTGGTCTTAGTGCAGAAGAATCTCTCGCCGCACTTACTTCAACTCTTGCTAATATCATAGGCACTGAAGCAGAAGTGAGAGATATTACAAAACTCGTTGCTGGTCTTTACAATAATTTTAAAGATCAAATTGTTAAAGTCGACGGAAGACTTAGAGCTCTTTCTGCCACAACAAGACTTTATGCAGACACACTTATAGAAACTGCTAGTCTACAAGATAAATTTAGATATATTAATGATCTCTTGGTTGCAGGGTTTAGGGACAACCAAGTAGAAATGATGGAATTGAGGGATGGCCTCAAATTCATGGCTCAGTCTGCTCGGGCTGCCAATCTTGCTCTTGACGAACAAGTTGGAATTCTAGCGTACCTGAATAACCACTTAATCAAAGCAGGTATGGCTGGACGAGCAATGCGTGTAATTCTCAGTAAATTGTCTACAGATGCTACTGGTTTTGCAGAAGCATTTAATATCAATATTGATTTATCTAAACCTCTTAATTTCTTTGAAATAATGGGGAAATTGAATGAACGCTATAAAGGTCAGACTCTTGCCATAGAAGAACTTGGTAAGGTTTTCAAGAAGTTAGGACTAAGAGGTGCTGAAGCTTTTAACCTCTTAATGAAGAATATAGATGAAGTTGAATCTACTATAGGTCAACTTCGTGATTCCGCAGATGGGGCAGCGGAAGAAATGCAAAAAATTAGATTGTCAGATTTAGCTTCTCAGGCGGCTATTGCTGCTGCCGAAGTTGAAACCCTTCTTAAGACCGCTCTTAATCCTTTAGCGCAAACTCTCGGAATTGTTGTTGGATTAGTAAACACTTTGTATAAAGCGTTAGCCTTTATTGATAAAAGTCTTGGAGGAGTTATTGGTTCAATTATAACTATGATTGGTCGGCTAGTGGCAGTCGGTCTTTTATTTGCTGTCTTCACGAATTTTGGAAGAATACTTAATTGGATTGTTGCTGTGTTTATTAATATTGGAGCGGCAATGGGACAATTTGGAGCTCTAGCAACCACAGCGACATCTGCGACGGCGAGACTAACTAGTTCTCTTTGGACGCTAAAGGGAGCGACCATTATGTATTCCCGGAGTGTCACCAGTGCTGCTCAGGGAATGGCAGTAGCAGGGACAGCGGCAGCTCCTATGCTTATTCAACTTAAAGGAATTAGTAAATGGGTCAATGTGGCAAAAGTGGCTTTCATGGGATTAAGTATGATCTTAAGAGGAGGATTAGTTTTTTTAGGAATTGAAGTCCTTATAAAATCAATTCAATATTTTGCTACTGCAACTGAAAGAGCGAAGAAAGCTGCTGAAGAACAAAAGAAAATTTATCAAGAACAGAGTGCTTATGTCAACAAACTTGAAACTCTCGTAGCTTGCCTTGGTACTTATAACAAAATTACTGAAGAAAATAGAGCTATCCTTTATGAACTTGCTTTGCAAACTGGAATTACAATAAAAGCTGATGAGAGTCATATTGTAGTAATTGAGAAGGTGGTGAATGCTACAAAAATTCTCATAAAAGCAAGACAGGCATTAGCAGATGAAATGGCAAGAGTTATGTTTGAGAAGGAAGGAGCAGTTATAGATAAACTTACTGACCAAGTAGAAAAATACGGAAGAACAGGAGTCAGTGTATGGGGGAAACTAGCTTTTCAGATTAGAGAAACTTATTGGCCTCTTGCAAAATTGTATGATTGGATTTTTAAATTAAGCAATAGTAAGAAAAAAGTGGTTGAACTTGCGAGCAGTCTTGCCGATGTTGAAAAAGCCGTCAGAGGTCATAACATTCAAGAAGAAAGACAGAAAAAACTTGGCATGGAAGATGCTTGGAAAAAACGAAAGGAAGCACTTGATAAACAGAGAGAAAGTATTCTTTTAGCCAGTAAAGCTCATTTAGAATACATTAGGACGCATCGGGATGGAAAACCAGTTCTTGGAGAAACTGCTGAAGCGATTAAAAGACTTGATAAAGATCTTCGTGTTGTAACTTCGTCTACAGTAGATACAATTAAAGAATTTAAGAAATTGAATCAGGAAATTCTTAATTTCAGAGAAGCAGTTAGAATGTATGAAGGATATGAAAAATCATTATCCTTTGTTATTGATTCCAGTGCTCTTGTTAATTTTGCCGAAACTTTAGAAGAATTTAGAAGAAAAGCTTCTTTGGAATCTATGATAGATCAAACAAAAATGTTGATTACTGAATTTCAGGCTTTGAATGAGGAAGGATTAAATCTTGAGGCATTTCAAAAAGTAGTTGCGGATGCAAATAAGCAATTTGGAACTTTACAAAAAGAAATAGATGGTGTGGTTAAGAAGGTTATCTCTCTGCGAGATGAGAATATTAAACTTGGAGAGTCTGTATTTACAATTAGAACTGAAGCTTTGCAAAGACAATTTGATCTACTTGCATCCAAAATTGAATCTAATGTAGACGAATTTGAAAAACTAATGTCTGCTACAGATAAATACGATACTTCAGTCAGAGGGGTAAGGGATACAATAAGCCAGACTAAAATGAAAGTTTCTGAATTAAGTGTTGAAGTGAATCGAGTTTCAAGAGGTACCGAAGAATGGAAAAAAGCAAGTTCAGATTTACGTGCTGAAGAAGAAATTTTATTGGTCTATACCGAAAGATTGAACAGAGCAGAAGCTCAGAGAACCGCACAGGTTGGAAGTGGAATAAGAAATCTTGAAACAATGAGAAGCAGAACAGAAGAATTAGTTAGAGAAATAGAAGAATTGACTATTACAAAAATAAGGGCAGATGCTGAATTAAATAGAACCAATCGTGGAACAGAGGAATGGAGATCAGCATTAGCAAATGTTCGTCAAATTCAAGAAAGTATTTACATAAAGCAGGAACAATTAACTGAACATCAGAAAGAAGAAGTTCAAAATCAAGAAAGAGTAGCAGCTTTTGTAAGAGAAATGACGACTCTCTATGGAAACCAAATAGATTCACTCAAGGGACGAGATAGATTACTTAATCAAGCTGTAGCGTGGAATGAAGGTCTAGTGAGAAGCTTACGCGCTTCTGCTGGATACAATGCAGAGTCTCAAGAATCAATAAGAAAAGAAAGTGAATTGATGGAGAAAACAAAGGCCAAGCTTACGGAAAAAATAGGCATATTAGATCAAATTAAAAAATCTCAGCAAAGCCTAATAGACTTGGAAGAAAAAACTGGAAAGATTACAGAGCTAGAAGCTTCTAGAAGAAGAGCATTGGCAGAAGTAGAATATGGCAGAGAAGCAGGAAAAATTAAGAACATCTTGGATGCAGTAGGGGAGAAACAAATTGAAATTGCTCAACAGATACAAAGAGCCAATGAGGAAATGATCTCTAACCTTGTTCAAAGTTTAGATCAATTAAAGGCTTCTATGCAAAGCATTATTGATTTCTTTAGCAGAACTGAATTGAAAGTAACCCTCAGCACCACTCAAATGGAATATTTCAAAAATTGGTATGAACAATTTTTCGGAAGAGACAGGATTCATCTTTTTAGATTTAAATATGTAGCTGTGAATGCTCCTCCTAAAGAAGAAGCAATGTATCGAGGAGGTGCGCTTGGGAGAGCTTCAGGAGGATTAATTCCTGCAAGAGTAACTGCTGGAGAAGGTTATGTTCCTCCGAGTAAAGCTATGGGAAATCTGAACCTCTTAAATTCTCTTAATGGAGGTAGGTCTGTTCCAGGATTACCTTTTGGTGTTGCTAAATTCGCTGGACGGGGCGGAGTAGATGCGATCCATACCTTATTGCCAAAGGGTTCTTATATAATTTCTAAAAAAGGAATGCAAGCATTTGAACAATCAATGCCTTTTGCTGAAGGCGGAGAAGTTAACGAAGACTTTATTAAAGAAGAGTCTTCTGAAAGAGAAGAAAAGATTGGCAGTTTTACAATAATTGTTCAAAAAGATGGGGTCACTAAGGAATTTCCGGTGCAGGGCAGAATTTCTGTCCTTAGAAAATTACAAGATGAACTTGAAGAAGAACGAATGACAAAGTTGCATTAATCATGTACTTTACCTTTTCAGAAGAATCAGTCTATGGTTTAGATTCAACTTCTCAAGATTATGTAGCTGATCTTGTGTCGGATGAAGTAATAGATAATATTAATTATGAGAAGAATAAAGAATTTACTTCCGGTACAAATGAATCCAGAACAAAACGAATTAAATCAATTGATGGAAGAGTTGGTTTGGAACTTACTTACGGAAATCTTGGGTGGAACATTCTATTTAAGACCTTAATGGGCCAAAAAATAAATCTTCCTGATCTCTCTCTTGCTCAGAGTAGTGAAAAATGGAATATCATTACTGGAATGTTAGCTGCTGACCTTAGTGTGTCTGGTACTTCTTTCATTATTACTGAATATAAGTCAGGAGAATTTGACAATGTAGTAGGCGTGATTATTAATAGCGAATATATTGTGATAAATGCCATTGCCGGTGGGGTAGTAACAAGCTCCACAAGGGGTCAGATCGATACCACAGCCGTTCCTCACAACCAAAATGCCCTTGTGTATGGGGTAGTAAATTCTGGAGGCCAAAGCATAGATATAATTTCGAGATATCGTAACGGATTTTGTTACCAATTACCAACAAGTCTGACCTGCATGATTTATAGAGCTGGAGATTATTTTACCTTTACGGGGGTACAGTTCTCTGACTTTGTGCTAAATCTCCGACCGACAGAAGGAATCACTGCTAGTTTTAATATAAATGGAAGAGATTCTAAAGTTGTTAATGTTAATGATCCATCGACTGCGACAGATGAGAACGTACTCACGGATACAGACCATGTTAATTGCTACAGCATGAATGTCGGAATAGATATTGCCAAGTTCTATTTTGAAATTAGCAATACTCTTCAGCCAGGAAAAGGTAAATTTTTGGACAGCACTTTAGGAAAAATGTTTTTGAAGAGTTTTTCTACCTATGGTCAATTTTCGGCGGTATCCTCTGACATTTCTTATTATCAAGATTATATTGATGATGTCGGTAAGAATCTTAGTATAACGATATGTAATGACCGAAAATTTACAAAAGCCTATGTTTTATCTTTTAATGATCTTAAATGGGGAACAATGCAGCACATTCTTAGAACAACAAGATTGATTCATGATTCAATTCCTTTCTATTGTTATGGAAGTAATAGCTTTAATATTTTGATTCAGAATTAGGAGGTTTTGAATTGACTTATCAATACGCACAAAATATTGAAATTGCAGGACTCACTCTTGCTGTTAACCCTGATCAATACGAGCAGAGATTTAAGAAGTATGGAGAATTCAGGAGAACAGTTGGTGGAGGGATTGTGGATGTAGATGTTAATGGAAGTAAGTTAATTATAGAACTAAAAGGACTGACTCAAACACAAGTTGAAGACATTAAAAAACGCTGTGCTCTCAAGAAAGAAGTTTCCTTTGTTGACTTTGTTCCTATAGCCGAAAAGGACAGACAATCAAGAACAGTGTATGAATCTCTTTCTTCGGAAACAATTGATTCGGAAACGATTTACTTATATATTCCAACTTATACTATTGTCATTTTTGACTTCATCCCAACTTATGCCGACAATATTCTCAGCTACGCTATTGTAGGAGAAGAGGTATAGTGTGAATTGTCCAAAATGCAAGAGACCTATGGATAAAACACCTGCAATCTGAGGAGATAAGAGAATAGGGTACAGGATTGTATTCAGATGCAGAAAGTGTGGAAAAAGAATTAAGACGAAATAGAAAAGGAATAAAATGTTATTAACCTGTTCGACTTGTGAAAAGACAAATGAGAAGAAAAAGTTAAAGTTTTACAAGATAGGTTTAAGATTAGTATGTGAGAACTGTTATCCTAATGAGGGAAGGCTTGCTAAAGAATTAAGCATAGAGATTATACAATTTGATGATCCGGTATGGGCACAAATATCTAGAAAAGGAGACTAAAAATGGAGAACACAGACATTGTCTTGATGAAGTCAGTTACAGTGAATGATAATGCTGCGAATGGAGGTAGGATGTCAAATAATCAAGTAACCTCCAATGTGCTAAATAATATGTTTCCAAACGTTACTCAGTCCGAAAGAACGAATGGCACAACGAGATATCGCAAATTCTTCTTCAGAAATAAGAATTCATCTTTAGAAACCGCCACGAATTCTAGAATTTGGGTATCGCAGCGATCAACTGGCGAAGACTATTTTCGAATCAAAGCCGGAACAAATACCGATGTTCAGAGCGACGCTACAGGTTATTCAAGTTGGCTCGGGACAGGTTATCTGAAATCTGTTTTGGCCGCTGATGCTACCACCATTGAAGCTATCTTTGATGCCAACAATGGAGTTTATAATGGCAGTCTCTTGAGAGTTACAGATAGTAGTGGTGGAGAAGAATTTCTTACTGTTAAATCTTCTGGAGGGGTTAGTTGGATAGGAAATACAGCGACAATCATCGTTACTACTTCGGCCAGAGCAACTTATCCGGCAAGTCAGAATTGTCTTGTTTCGGCAGTTATTGATTTGGGAAATTTGGTTGCTTCTTCTGATAGTTGGGATGAGACTTCTGTTTCTGGTACGTATGATGAATCGACTTATCCTGTCGTGGTTAATAATGTAGGAACAGTAGAAGACAGTTGGACTATAACCTTTACTAGCGCATCAGCATTCCTTTGTTCTGGATCGAGTATCGGTTCGGTTGGCGTTGGGAGCATAAGCGCAGACTTCAATCCAGTTAATCCGAATGTCGGAACTGGAGATTATTACTTTCAAGTTCGTCTTGCTGGATGGGGAGGAACCTGGGCCATTGGAGATACTGTAACTTTTGATACTCATCATGGTGCTGCTGGAGCATGGGTGAAAGAAGTAGTTCCTGCCGGAATTGCTTCAAAGACTAATAATCAACTTAAGATTAAGCTTTATACTGAAGGAGCATAAGAGGAGGGTAGACAATGAGCGCTCCGAACATAACAATTCTCTGGAATTCGAGTAGTAATGACACTCCTAATACAGGAGGTGCTTCAGGAGATGCTAACTGGAAAGTTCTTGATACTGTTAACGACAAAATTGCTTTTCTTGGATCAGCAACAGTAGATCAGGATGCTAACACTTCCAAGGATGTTTTTATTATCCCCGAAACAGGTAATCAAGAAGTTCCAAAGCAATTTGTTAATGATTATTCTGAAGCTAAATGGGATAGAGTCTGGCTTGCTGGGTCAGATGCTGATCAGGGAGGAGGAGGAAATAATCGTTATGCGTATGGAGTCTATATAGATGGAACTACTGCATCAGCTCCTGTTCTTCAAGCATGGGATTCAACTACTCATTCCACTTATAATCTAGCGGTTTTGGGATCGGGTACTCCGTCTGACTCAATGCTGCGAGCAATAAAGACAACTCATGGAGCACCTGGAGCTAGTTGGTCCGGAACACCCATAGCAGGAAGTGGAGGATCAAATAGTGTAGCTTTAGATTCTACTGCGATAATTGCTGCTAAAATGCTTTATTGGAATATGAGAATGCTTGTTCCTAGTTCTGCTAATCCTTTTACGGCTGAGCCTGTTCTCTCAATATATTTAACCTATGCATAGTTCAAATGGAGAAAGTTATGTATAATCAAATTTACAAAGTAATTTTTGAGGATGATACAGAATTCATCGGAGGAAGCTTAGATGCCCCCAAATGGAGTAAATGTCCTGATAATACCATCAAGGCATTAGAGATTAATCTTCCCTATGGAGATAAAATTGTCCTTTCGGAATACGAACAGTTTAACTTTTTCATAGGAGCAATTAAATCTCTTAATGCTGGAAGATTGGTAATTAGTCATCTATTTGCTCTAGGGTGCAAGAATGACTTAGTCACTTCCTATCGAATCA